CCAGCAATCAACAACACCGTCAACTTTGGCGGTTGCGCGACGGCGGAGGAGGCGAGCCGCGCGGCAATGAAGAACCTCCACGCCCACCACTATCAGGTGGAGTGCCCCATCAACTTCCAGGACCCCGGCCGCGAGATTGATGAGCTGGGTGTGGATGAACTCGCCGCGGCGATGAAGGCCAAGTTGCTCCAGAAGCGCATCGACGGCCGGGGCGGTTGGGACGATCCGGCACGCTGCTTGGTCGCGGACCTTGCCAACCAGTTCATCGACCATTTGGCCAAGGGTGATCTGATCGACCTCGCCAACTACCTGATGATGCTGAACCATCGCGCGGGCGGCTCCGATGCCTTCCGCAAGGCGTATGAGCGCCGGGACCTCCTCCGGGACCAGCAGCTGGAAGCGCGGGACGTGGAGCTGCGGGCGGTCCGCCGTCAGCTGGACATTGAACGCGCGGCCGTTGCGGAACGGACGGCCGAACGCGACAGGGCCCAGGGGAACCTCCAGCGTGCGCTGGGCTACATCGACCGGGTCAATGAGGATCGGGAGCCGGAGGCCGTCCGTGAGACCAATGGGTATTCTGGCGTTGTACTTCGCCAGCCTGGACCGTACATCGACAACGGTTCCAACTACTGATCCGTGGTGCTGATAGGGCGGCCCCATCGAGTCCATTGCCGTTGTCGCCGGTGCGGCGCGCGCCAGGTCAAGAAGATGCCCCTGGCGTGGTACAAGTTCCCGCCGCGCTGCCGCCAATGCGGCCGGCGGGAACTCCGGGAAGACAAGTGGATGAACGAGCGCGACACCCGAGCCACAAAGTGTATGTGCGATGGCTATTCCGTGCCGCCCTTCCCGCACCGCCGGGGTCCCGGTTCTGCTACTTCCGGGCGGACGGCTCCCGCCGTGAAATGGGCGATCCGGATTGGCAAGACCAGTACTATGAACATTTGAAGGAGACAGGGCATGATCCAAACGATGACGTTCCATTCTGACCCGGACAGCGCGATGCTGGACCTGGAGACGATGGGGCTTGGGCCGAACGCGGCCGTGATCCAGATCGGCGTCCAGCTATTCAACTGGCCGACCGGAACGCTGGTGGGCGAAGGTCTACAGGTGGACGTGGACCTCCACTCCTCCCTGATGCTGGGCGGCGAAGTGGACGGCGATACCGTCCGCTGGTGGCGCGAGCGCGGCGGCCTGAAGCCTTCGGGCACGCGGATCGACATGAGGACGGCACTGGCCAAAGTGGCCAGCTACCTCGCCAGAGCCGCGGGGCTGAAGCGCGTCTGGGCCCAAGGCCCCAGCTTCGACATCGCCATCATGGAAGGCTACTACAGCCGCGCCGGCCGTCCGGCTCCGTGGGTCTTTCACGCCGCCCGGGATACCCGGACGATCTATGACCTGGCGCGCGCGGAGGGCTGGCAGAAGCCCAAGGAGGACACGGCACACACGGCGTTGGCCGACTGCCGTCAGCAGATTGGTCACCTCACCTCCGCCGCTGCCTTCCTGCCACGACCCGGTGAGCTGGAGCTACACCGCGCCGACTACAACGCCATCCAAGCCGCCGGCTTCGATTCGCCGGGGGAGCTGCTGGCCGCCTACCGTGAACTGAAGGAGCGCGACGCATGAGCGACAAAGCCACCACCGCCCAACTCAACTACATCCGTTCCATGCTCAAGCGCGGGGAGTTCGACACGCGCACCGTCACGTTCGCCTACCGCCGGCTGGGCGTGGGTGAACAGTGGACGGGCGGAAGCGTCGATGAGCTGCTGGATTGTATGCACAAGGGCAACGCCCGCGACATGATCAACAAGCTCAAGGAGATTGTCGAGTGAACTTTGACATCGCCACCGACCACTTCGCCCTCACAGCACGCAACGACCTCATCCGGACGCTCCTGGGCGACAAGCTGGGTGACGGGATGTCCCGCCAGGTGTTCCGGCTCGCCTTCCGGCCGGACCTGGTGGTCAAGGTGGAGGACCGTTCGCAACACTTCCAGAACGCCATGGAATGGGAGGTCTGGCGCACCGTCGCCGGGACGCCCTGGGCGAAGTGGTTTGCGCCTTGCGAGGAGATCAGCCCGTGCGGTTGCGTCTTGATCCAACACGCCACGGTCCCGCTCCGGGACGGCGAGTTGCCGGACCAGCTGCCCAACTTCTTCACCGATCTCAAGCCCGGGAACTTCGGGCGGATCGGGAAGCAGATTGTGGCCCACGACTACGCCATCAACCTCCTCCTCAACCGCGGGCTTTCCTCCGCGCGGATTGCCAAGGTGGCGAAGCACCGCTGGAGTCCGGACAAATGACGGCGCGGGTGTTGTTTCTCCTCCTGGTCCTGGAGCATTGCCGCGCGAAGGTCCGCGACAACGTCGAGGTGTCGGAAACGGGATGCTGGGAATGGACCCGTTCCACTGACGGCCGGTACGGACATATCTGGCTGTTGGGTCAACGCTTCAAGGCCCACGTGGCCGCGGCGATCCTCTGGAAGGGCGTGGTCACGCGGACGCGCGTGCTGTGCCATCAGTGCGACAATCCTCTGTGCTGTAACCCGGACCACCTCCGCCCAGGGACGCAGAAGCGGAACCACTGGGAGGCTTCGGAGCGCGGAAGGACGCCGGGCCTGTCTGGGCGTCAAGTCGCGCGCATCCGGAACCTCCTGACCCGGGGTCATTCCTATTCAACCGTGGCGGAACGGGTGGGATGCCACTACACAACGGTCATGCGGATTGATCGCGGTGTGATCCGTTAGTTTACTTTTTCGGCAGAAAGGAGTATAATTGAGGGACCGCCGGGAATTGCGGCGGTCATCAGAAATGGAGAATACAACATGTCCAACACCCACTACATCGTCATGAGCGTCGCCCCGGGATACTGGGGCAAAGCGGAGACGATTGAGCAGGCGATCAAGAACGCCCAGTGGCTGAACGCGGGGGACCGCGTGCGACTGATCAAGACCGACGCCGACGCCTATGTCAGCGAAATGGGCGAACTCTGCTACAACTCCCGGGAGCACCTTGGGGTGGGGAAGGTATCCCGGAACCGCAAGGACGTGATCGGCCTCCGGCCCGAGTGATGAGGACCCCTGCGGCTGGAAACTTTCCGGCCGCAGGGGTTTACTTTGTCCAAATGGGTGAGTATACTTATTTGACATGAGGGGCCGCCGGCCCCTAGAAATGGAGAACGAAATGTCGCAGACCCTCAAGACCTACAATGAGTGCCTGGCCAATGTCCATCGTCTGGCCGGCCAGCTTCCCGCCTTCGACGCGACCAAGCAGCAGGCCATTGAGGCGCGTGAAACCGTGATCGCCCTCCGCGAGGAGCTGGACCAACTGCGTCAGCTCGCTGGCCTTCTGCGTTGGGACATGTAACCATGATCACCATCGACAAACTGAACCATGTGGAACTCCGCCCCCGGGCGGAAGCGGAGGCCCAGGCGAAGCGCCTGACCGCGGACGATGATGACGGTTGGACCTACACCGTCGTGGCGGCCGGCGACCGGGCCTACATCGAAGTGCGCGCCGATGGCGAGCTGGTTGGTGCGATGTGAAGATTCTCCTCACCGGCGGAGCCGGCTACATTGGCAGCCATACGGCGACGGCCCTGACTGGCCATGAGGTCACGATCCTGGACAACTTCAGCACCTCCCGGCGAGGGGTGCTGGACCAGATTGACGACCTCCGCGCGGACGGCCACGCAGGCTTCCGCCTCGCCGACCTCCGGGACAAGGTGAGCTTTGTCCATTGGATGATCCTCCAGCAGTTCGATGCGGTGATCCACTTCGCCGCGCTGAAGTCGCTGCCGGAATCCTTCGCCGATCCGCTGGGCTATTATCACAACAACGTAGGGGGCACCAACAACCTCCTCATGGCGATGACCGCGTGCGTCCGGGTCCCGCTGCTGGTGTTCAGCTCCTCCGCGGCCGTCTACGCGCCGGGCGTACAGCAACCGCTACGGGAGGATGACCCCACCGAGCCGGCCAGCCCCTATGGGCACACGAAGCTGGTCTGCGAGAAGATGATTGAGGCTTCCGGTATCCCGCACGTGACGTTGCGCTACTTCAACCCCGTGGGCGCGCACTGTACCGGATTGCTGGGCGATACGGAAGGCCCGGCCCTCATGCCCGCCCTCGCCCGCGTCGCCTCCGGCCGGCGGGCGTCGCTGTCGATGTACGGCGACGATTGGCCGACCCCGGACGGCTCCGGCGTCCGCGACCTCATCCACGTCATGGACGTCGCTGAGGCACACGTCGCGGCCCTGGACTATTTGTCCAATGGCGGGGCGTCCGTGACCCTGAACCTGGGAACCGGACGCGGGACCAGCGTGCTGGAAGCCGTCGCCGCGATGCGACGCGTGAGCGGCCGTCCGATCCCCGTGGAGGTTGCGCCCCGTCGCCCAGGGGACCTCGCGGAGGTCTGGGCCGATCCCTCCCGGGCGGAGGCGGTCTTGGGATGGAAGGCGCGCCGGGATTTGTTGACCATGGCGGACTCCGCATGGGTGGTAGAAAATAAATTGTCGCAGGGGGTTTACTTCTGACGCATGGGTGAGTATACTTCTTTGACATAGGGGCGATCCCGCCCCCGTATAGAAATGGAGAACCTCATGAAGACACAGACCCGCGGTAATTGCCCCTGCTGTGGCCGTGAACAGGCCGTGACCGGTGCGCATATGAGCAAGCACGGTTACACTGTCGACAACGGATGGTTCAATGGCGTCTGCTCCGGCGAGCGTTACGCCCCGATGCAACAGCAGCGCGAAGTGACCGACCGCTTGGTGGCGGAAGTCCGCGAGGAAGTCGCCGCGCTGGAAGCCCGCGCCGCTGACCTGCGCTCCGGCCGGGCGACGCTGGGCCTGGTCCAGAAGCCCCACACCTTCACCCGCCGCGGCCAGGAGCCGGAAATGGTGGAGTGGAGCAGCCTGTCGGAGTATCAGCAGGAGCAGACCCTGAACACGGTTGTCTTCCGGATCGACTCCCGCGCCCGTGCCGGCGTTGCCTTCGCCAACCAGATGGAAGCCCTGGTCAACGCCGTCCACGGCCAGCCGCTGAAGGTGGTCGAGGTGGAAGCCGGCCCCGCGCCGATCCGGGCCGGCGAGAAGCGCCAGCTGCGTGACCGCGTCGTGACCGCCCGCTATGCGGAGCGCGGCCGGGTCTACTGGCAAGACGGCCGCGGCTACCGCAGCTGGACCGGCTCCGCCGCCTGGCGCAAGCTGCCGCTGGTGGAGGGCTGATCATGACCAACACCGTCCGCATCCTCGCCGCGCGCCTCCCGGAGGCGCGCAAGGAGCTGGAGAAGCTGGCGCGCAAGGCGCGCCGCTACGGCTGCCCCGACATCATCGTCACGGAAGGCGAACGCGTGAGCGTGAAGGAAACCACAGAGGACTGGGACGGCCATCGCCGGACCGTCACCCGTGAGTATGTCGAATTGGCGATCACCGGCGACGCCCCGACCGTGGGCAACTATGCCTTCATGGCGCGCGTGGAGCTCCACCCCGGCGGCAACCTGGTCGATACCGTCCCGGGCGTCGAGGGCCTGGACACCCGCTTCCGTCACACGGACGGCTTCTGCGCGCACTGCCAGACCACCCGCGCGCGGAAGGATGTGTTTGTCGTGCGCAACACGGACACGGGCGAGCAGCTCCAGGTGGGCCGCAACTGCCTCCGCGACTTCCTGGGCGTTGATCCGCTCGCCGTCGCCCACCGCTTCGCCTTCTGGGCCGCGGTCCGTGACTTTGCTGAATCGGAAGGCGGCCGGCGCGACTGGGGCCAAAGCCTGACCGGCGTCGTGGCGCTCGCCGCGGTTTGCGTCCGGTTGTACGGCTGGTGCTCCAAGGGACAGGCCCAGTACGATGAGGACGTCACGCCCACCGCCGCCTACGTTTGGCGTGTGCTGGAGGGGACTTCGCGGGAGGATCGGGAGCTGGCGCGGAAAGTCTGCGACGCGATGACCGATGCGGACTATGCGACCGCGGACGAAACCATCAAATGGGTCCGCGAGGAGTTGAGCGGCGACAGCGACTACACCCATAACCTGAAGGTGATTTTCAACGGCAACACGATCACGGACGCGCGCCGCCTGGGCTTGGCCGTGTCGGCCATCGCCGCCTACCACCGGGCCCAGGAGAAGGCGCTGCGGTTGTCCAAGGATCGGGAGGCCGCCGCGAAGTCGCAGCACGTCGGCCAGATCGGCGAACGCCTCCGCGACCTCCGCGTCACGCTCCAGTTCCAGCGCACCATCGGCAGCAATGAATGGGGCGAATCCGTCCTGATCAAGTTCGCGGATGCCTCAGGAGACATCTTGACCTGGATCACGTCCAAGGGCTCCGGCCTGGAAGTTGGGGAGGAGGTTCTGCTGACTGGCACGGTCAAGGCCCATGGCGAGTACAATGGGACGCTGGAGACCAAAATGACCCGCTGCGTTTTGAAGGAGGTGACGCCGTGACCCGCTTGATGATCGAGGAGCGCAACCGGATCGAAGTCAACACCGATCCGCAGCGGCGCTGCTACAATGGCTGCCACTTCAGTTCGGAGGTGGTGTGGACGTCCTGGGATTGGATTGAGTGGGACGTCCCCGCGGACAAGATCCAGGAACGGCTGACGTTCTGGCGGGAGCTGAACGACTACGCCATCAGCCAGCGGGGCGAATCCGCGCGGGCGGAGTACCGGGTGGTTGAGGTGGAGGGGGCGACAAATGAGCCTGGGTGAATTCGAGGACCGCGTGGCCGGGATACCTTGCGTGATCGTTGTCACCTCCTGGGAGCCCTTCCGCCGCGGGCGCGTGTCTGGGCCGCCGGAACTCTGCTACCCGGACGAAGGCGGCTGTGGTGATTGGGAGGTCCGGGACCGCCGCGGCCGTCCGGCTCCCTGGTTGGAGCGAAAGCTGACGGACGCGGAGCGCGAGCGGATCGACCAACGTGTGTTTGAAGTGATGGAGGATCGCCATGTGTGAACATTGCCGTAACATCGCCAAGCTGATGGAGGCGGAGCCCGACCGCGACTGGTCCCGTGTCGTGTTCGTGGTCATTCCGGTCAAGAAGCGGATTTGGTGGCCGCGTACCTTTTGGTTGTGGCGCAACGTCATCGTGGGCTACCGCTACGCCTATGGCGAAGTGGAAGTGGAGATTGCGGCGTGAACGGCCGCGACCTCCGCCTGTGGCATTGGAGGCGAGCTATGAGCGCGCGCCGGGCCGCGAACGGCTACCCGGGGCAGAGCCCCTATGCCGCCCACCGGGCCAAATCGGAGCACCGGCGGGCCGACTTCCACCTGTCCGCGGTCCAGGTCCTGAATGACCATCCGGATTGCGTCGCCGCGGGAACGACCGCGGAGCGGGATGACGAAATCTTCCCGCGGCCCCATTCCCGATTCCCCGGAGGTGCGAAATGATGACGACTGACGTATCAACCCTCAAGCGCCGGCTCCGGCGTGCGATCATCCATTACCGCTCCCTGGGCAACCATTTGGACTGCGGGGCAAACCTCGCGGCCCAAATCAACCCGGACGTGGCGGAAGCTGCGCGCCGCGCAAATGACCTGGCCCGACAACTGCGGGCCGTTGACCCTGACTTCCCGGCGTCCTGGACGCCCTACCCAACTGGAGAATGAAATGGCTTCTACCCCCACCTTGAGCCCGGAGCGCGCCGCGAAGCGGGCAGCCGAAAAGGCGGACACCCAACTCATCGGCCAGATCGCCGACCGCGCCGTGGCGTTTGTGAAGGCGCACCCGGAGGACTTCCCCGACCACGGCGAATGGGAGCGCACGAACATCGTGATCATGCTCCTCGCCGTCCGCGCCGGGAACCCTGACCTGGTCATCGACTTCGCCAAGTGGTTGGCGTTTGATGACTTCAACTTCCTCCACGACCTGTTCGGCATCGCGCGCCACGCCAAGGTCCCGTCCGGTGTCCTGGGCGGTTGCTTCCTCCCGCGCTGCGCCCGGGGCCGCTGATGGACTTCATGACGCTCCGCGAAACCCTCGCCGCCCTGGGCACCTTCGCCGGGGCGATCCGGGATGCCCGGGATAGCGGTGAGGCGAGCCCGGACGCGCGCGCCGGAGCCGTCCGGCTCCTCCGCTCCCTCCAACTCGCGCGCGTCGCGCTAGAGCGCGCGGAGGAGGCCCCGGGCGGCATGGTGAAACTGGAGGAGGAGCGCGCCGCCCGCTATGGGGACTCGCACGAAAAATAATTTGGCCAAAGGGGTTTACTTTTTCATCATGTGTGAGTATACTCTTTTGACATAGGGGAGCCGGCCGGTTCCCCGCACCACAGAAATGGAGAACGACATGAGCAACATGTCTTACTGCCGCTTCCAGAATACCGCGGGCGACTTCGCTGATTGCCTGTCGGCCCTGTCGGATCGCATCGAAGGCCAGGACGGCGGTCAACTGAGCCCTGAGGAACTGGCGGCGGCAAAGCGCCTGGCCTCTGACGCTGCTGAAATGCTGGCCCTGCTGGCGGACTTCGGCGGCCTGGACTTGGAGGATGAACTGGCCGCCCACGGCGACCTGACCCGGGTGGACTTCGATGCGGCCTTGGATGCCGTCAACGAAGTCGAGCAGGAGGAGGCCTGATCATGGCGGCCGTCAAATACGTCGTGCGCATCCGGACCGGCGAGCGCGTGGAGTATGTCCACGTGCCCGCGCGCTCCGCGAAGGTCCGCAAGTTCCGTGTCGAGAACATCGACAAGGCCACCCGCTTCCGCCGCGAGGAAGCCTACACCATCAGCTGCTCCGCCCGGACGATGAACCCGGACTCCGTGGTGGACTTCCTGGAGGTCAACCCATGAACGGCCGCACCAACATCAACTTCTGCGGCGGCGATGCCGTCGAGTTCGCCGCCCCGACGCCGGAGGAAGTCGCCCGCATCGCCGCTGCCCTACCTGGGCGGAATGCCGCGGGCGAACGGAAGCGCACCGGACGCGAAGCCCTGATTGCTGCGGCGGAGCGCGTTGCGCGCCTGAACCCGGACGCGGAGGAAATTGGTGCGGGGATGCTCCGCACCATCATCAATGAGGCCCGCGATGCGTTGGCCGTTGCCTGGCTGGAGGATCAGTGATGGGCATCGCAGCAACTCCCGCGAAACTGAAGAGCGGCGAATGGGGCGCGCGCGTGACCTCCCCGGTATCGGTGGGCGACACCGTCACCATCACGACCAAGTCGGGCAAGTCCTGGGACGCGACCGTGACCCGCGTGGTCTGGAAAGGGGACGGTGTGTCGTTGTGCGCGACCGGCGGCGGGGATCGCCCGAAGTCGGGCGGCCGTCGCACCGGCTGCTCCTGCGGAAGCCGGGAGGATGCCCACGGCTGCCTGATCCCCAGCCCGAACAACTGCTGGCAATGTGAACACGACGCTTGACCACCTGGAGACCAATGATGATCATCAATGAGAAGTTCCGCGCCGCCGTCGAGAAAGCCCGGGCGATCTGGATGGAGGAGAACCCGCCGGAGGACGGCCGTGACGCCGTCACGCCGTTCGATCAGTTCCTGTACATCGCCGCCGTCGAGGCCATCGTGGCCGGCATGACCAAGGACCAACGCTCACAGCTGGTGTACATGGAATGCTGCGCCGTCGATTACGGCGGCCTGCTGGAAGCCCGGCGGATGAACGCGGAGGACCTGAAGGCGATGGAGTTCTTCAAGGCCGGCGGGCTCGCCGACTCCGGCCGCATCCCCGCTGCCTTGCTGGGCAGCTATCCGGGCCGCCGCCAGCCGACGCACTGGTGCGAACTCACCGACCTTGGTTGGGCCTGCGCCGCGGCCTGCCGCCGGATGCGCTCGCTGAACCGCGGGACGTTCGCGGACAAGGTGATGAAGATGGTGGAGGAGCGCCGCAATGAAGCCTGAGCACTTTGTGACGCAATATGTGGAACGCGATCCCGTGACCGGCGAAGCCCGGCTGATCGATGTCCCCGCCGCGGAATGGCCGGCCTGGACCGCCGAACTGCGCCGGGCGTCCGTGGAGCCGGTAAAGCCCCGGCCGGCGGCCTTCCGGACGCGCGCGAAGGGCTGGTGGAAGCGGCGGTTTGGCCGGCCCATACAGATCACGGACCTACGCCCGGAGGCGCTGTCCAACCTGGCGTGGATTCTCGCGGACGCCGCCCGCGGGATGAAGGAGGGCGAACTGCGATATGTCGGGGGCGGTATCGGCCTGATCACGCGTGGTGAGCGGGGCTTCTACTTGACCGCTGATCTGACGGTGGAGGATCGCCCGTGATTCGGTGGGAGTGTGAGAACTGCGGCGAGAAGGTCTGGACCGCCCTGACCGAGTGCCCGGCCTGCGGAGCCGCCCGCCCCATCGTGGGCGTGCTCCTGGAGCCCGACCGGCCGCCGGAACGTCCCGCGTATCCCTGGGCCGGGGGCCTGCTGTCCCTCGCCGGCCTGCTGCTCATCGGGCTCCTGGTCCCGGGAGGTTGGTGGTTGGGCCTTGGCCTTTCCCTGCTGCTGGTCGGCATCGACCTGGGGAGGCCGCAATGATCGCCGCGGGAAACCTCCGGAAGTACCCGGTGACCCTGATCGCCTACGCGGCTGCCCGGATTATCACGCAGGAGCTGGACGGGAAGCCGTCCGCTGTTACCCTGGACCCGGAGGGTAGGGCCTGGGTGGAAGGCCCGGAGGAGGCTGCGGAAGTCGATGTGGTGGGCGTGTACGCCGGACCGTCGCCGCGACCCCTCGCGGAGGCGATCCGGGAGGACCTGCTACATGAACTGGAGCTGCGTGCTGCGGCGGGGCCGCTTCCCTGGCATTCGGGCCGGAAACCTGGAAAACGTGAGAAATGCGCTTAAGGTACTTACCTTGCGGTGTCAAAACGGTCTAAAGTGGAGCGTGGTCCTGGCCCAATAGAATCAAGGGCTTGCGTGGCAAAAATGGCTGGTTTCTTAAGGTTCTTAGCTTTCTCACGTTTTTTCGTCCATTCGGAGATTCAGAAGTGGCAGGGGGAGTCAGCTGCGTCCCGGCCGGGGAAGTTAAGTAAGTTAAGTAAGTTAAGTATTTATATTAATATATATATATATATATATATAATACAACTACTTACAGGCACTTCGATTCAGACCGATTTGACAGAGCAAGGTAAGTACGCAACGAAAACGTGAGTACGCTGGCGCGGCCTCCCCGAGGACTCTGTCTGGGCATCTGGCCACGCGTTATCCGCCGCGTCCTCATGCGCGGGCGAACCCCGCACCAACCACCACGGTCCGGGAGCCGTCGCCCATTCGCCAATCGCCGGTATACTTCGCCAATCGCCCCAGCCGTGATGGCTTGGGTAGTTGCCGGAGGAGCCGTGATGGCCAACCACAAGATCGAAATGTACAAGCCGCCGCGAAGCAACGTGCGGTTCGACGCGGGGCGCAAGCAGACATTCATCGAGGCGATGGAGGCGCAGGGCCTCATGACCCTCGCCGCGGACGCGGCCGGCGTCGCGGAGCGGACCGCGCACGAGCACATGCTGAAGGACCCGGACTTTGCGGTGGCCGTGAAGGCCGCGAAGCGCAAGCACACTGAGCGGGTGATCGTCCAGGCCATGATCAACCGCGGGGTGATCGGCGTCGAGGAGGACGTGTTTGGTGGACGCTTCAAGGATGAGGTGGTGGGCACCAAGCGCGTGTTCAGCGATTCGCTGCTGCTCGCCCTCGCCAAGACCCGTTGGGCCGAAATGAAGGATGACGGCGAGGGCGGCGGAGGCGGAGGCGTCATGTTCATCCCGGCCGCGGCCCCGATGACGATGGACCAGTGGGAGGAGCAGTTGGGCGAGGCGGCCAAGGGCCAGACCGGCCGGGAGGAGGGCCAGTGAACGCCGCGGCCAAGCTTGATCCTCTGTTCCCCATCGAGTGGCGGGAAACGAAGCCGGGGGAACTTCACCCGTTCTGGACCGATCCGCAGACCAAGCGGGAGTTCCAGGCGGCCTGGGCTCCTCAGCGGGGGTCGCAGGTGGCCTTCCTCCTGGCCCATTGTATCTTTGAGGTCCTGTACGAAGGGACCCGCGGCCCGGGCAAGACTGATTGTCTGATCATGGACTTCTTCCAGCACGTCGGGAAGGGCTACGGGGCGGAGTGGCGCGGCATCCTGTTCCGCCAGACCTATCCCCAGCTGTCTGACGTGATCGTCAAGACCAAGAAGTGGTTCAAGCTCCTCTGCCCGGGGGCGAAGTACAACCAGTCCACGCACACCTGGACGTTCCCCGGCGGCGAGCAGCTGTTGCTGCGCCACATGAAGTCGCCGGACGATTACTGGAACTACCACGGCCACGCCTATCCGTGGATTGGCTGGGAGGAGCTGTGTAACTGGGCGGACGACAAGTGTTACACCGTCATGATGTCGTGCTGCCGTTCGACGCGGCCCGATATGCCCCGCTGCTACCGCGCCACCACCAACCCCTACGGCCCCGGCCACAACTGGGTCAAGGCCCGCTTCCGCCTGCCGCAGGCCCGCGGCCGGATCATCCGGGATTCGATGCGCGACGGCGAGCCGGAGCCGCCCCGCGTCGCCATCCACGGTTCGATCCACGAGAACCGCATCTTGCTCACGGCCGATCCGGAGTACATCAGCAAGATCAGGGCCGCGGCCCGGAACCCCAGCGAGTTGAAGGCCTGGCTGGAGGGCTCCTGGGACATCGTCGCCGGAGGTATGTTTGATGACCTCTGGAACGGCGAGATCCATGTGGTGCCCGCTGTCCCGCTGGACGTGCTCCCGCGCCGCTGGAAGCTGGACCGCTCGCATGACTGGGGCTCCTCCGCTCCGTTCGCCAACCTCTGGTTTGCTGAGTCCAACGGCGAGCCGTTCGAGTGGGAGGGCCGGACCTATGGCAAGGTGCGCGGCGACCTCTACGTGATCCAGGAGTGGTATGGTTGGAACGGCACGCGCAACGAAGGCGTCCGGATGCTCGCGGGCGACGTGGGTCAGGGCGTCGTGGACCGGGAGGATGACTGGGGCATCCGCGGCCGGGTGAAGCCTGGGCCAGCTGACTCTTCCATCTTCGACACGGAGAATGGCAACAACATCGCCAAGGACATGGCGGCGAAGGGCTGCCGCTGGACGCCGGCCGACAAGGGTCCAGGCTCCCGCAAGCAGGGGTGGGAGGCGATCCGCAAGATGCTGAAGGGCGCGCTCCCTCCGCCCGGCGGCGGGCCGCGGGAGCAGCCGGGGTTGTTCATCTTTGACCATTGTCTCCAGACTCTGGAGACGTTCCCGGTTCTGCCCCGTGACGACAAGGACCTGGACGATGTCGACACGGACGCTGAGGACCATATCGGCGACGCCCTCCGCTACCGCGTCCGCAAGAAGCTCCGTGGCGCCAAGCAGTCCAACATGTAGTAGACTACGCCATCAGCTGAGGACACCTCCATGGCAGACAAAGACAAGACCAGCCCGGCCACGACCAGTTGCGCCTATGACCTCATGGCCCCTCGCTGGGCCGTGATCGAAACGCTCCTGGGCGGCACGGAGGCGATGCGGGCCGCGGGCGATACGTATGCGCCCAAGTACCCGGAGGAGACTGAGGAGGGCTATCAGGCCCGGATTCAGGGCGCGGTGTTGTTCAACATGGTCGAGCAGACCCTGGACACCCTCGCCGGAAAGCCCTTCACGGAGCCGGTCAAGGTCAATGACGACGTTCCGGCGGCGATCAAGGACAAGTTGCTGTATGACGTGGACCTTCAGGGCAACTCCCTGGACGTGTTCGCGCGCTCTTGGTTCCGCGAGGGAATGGCCAAAGCCTTCTGCCACGTGCTGGTCGACATGCCGCGGCCGGCTCCCGTCGAGGGCAACCAACCACGGACCCTGGCCGATGATCGCCGCGAGGGCGTCCGGCCGTACTGGGTCATGGTCAAGCCGGAGTGCGTCCTGTTCGCCCGGGCGGAGGTGATCGACGGCGTGGAGGTGCTGAAGCACGTTCGCATCCTGGAGACGTACACGGAGCAGGACGGTTTCGCGGAGGTGACCAAGTGTCGCATTCGGGTCATGGAGCCGGGCCTGGTCCAACTCTGGGTTCCCCACCCCACCAAGAAGCGCAACGGCGAGCCGATCTGGGTCATGGACGATGAGTGGGAAACCGGCCTGCCCTACATCCCGCTGGTGACGTTCTACGCCAACCGCCAAGGCTTCATGGAGGGCAAGCCGCCGCTTCTGGACCTGGCTTGGCTCAACATCACCCACTGGCAATCGACCTCCGATCAGCGTCACATCCTCACCGTCAGCCGGTTCCCGATCCTCGCCTGTTCGGGCGCGACCGCGGAGGACAGCGACCCGGTGGTTGTTGGGCCGAACAAGGTGCTGTACAATCAGGACCCGCAGGGCCGGTTCTACTATGTGGAGCATACTGGCGCGGCGATCACCGCCGGCCGTCAAGACCTCCTGGACCTTGAGGAGAAGATGGCCAGTTATGGCGCGGAGTACCTGAAGTCCAAGCCCGGAAACCCGACCGCGACGGGGCGCGCGCTGGATAGCGCAGAAGCCTCCAGCGACCTCGCCGCGATGGCTGGATTGTTTGAGGACGCGGTGGCCCAGGCGCTGGACATCACGGCGGAGTGGCTGCGGTTGAAGCAGACCGGCGGCACCATCGAGGTGCTCAAGGATTACATGCTCAATGAGGCGGACTCAGCCAACCTGGATCAGCTCCAGAAGGCACGCGCCGCTCGCGAGATCAGCCGCAAAGCCTACCTCAATGGCTTGAAACTGTACGGCGTCTTGCCGGAGGACTTTGACATTGAGGAGGACGCCGTATTGCTGGCTGACGAGGCATCGCAGTCCCTGGGCCGGAGCAACCTGGACCTGGACCCGGGAGCGCCGGAGTTGGATGAGGACGGCAACCCGATTGAGACCCCGCCGGAGGAGTGACGCGTGGCGACAGCCAACGAAATCTACCGCGACGCGGCCATCAGGCACCAGATCGGGTTGCGCCGGTACTCCGCCGGTTTGACCAAGCGCGTGGCCACCCTCCTGGAGCAGGCGGACCGGGACCTGACGGAGAAGCTGCGCGCGCGTCTGGCCCGGTTCGAGGGCAAGCCCATCGACGTCACCAGCCAGCGGTGGAAGGCCCTGTTGGCCGACATCCGCGGCGCGCGCGACCAGGCCATGTTGGAGTACCGGAAGCTGACGCGCACCGACCTCCAGAAGCTGGGGGTGATGGAAGGCAATCGGGAGGTTTCGCTGCTCCAGACCTCCATCCCGATTGACGTCACATTCGCCACGATCCCGGCCGATCAGCTCCGCGCCATCGCTACCAGCAAGCCGTTCCAGGGGAAGCTCCTGGGCACTTGGTTCAAGGAACTGGCGACCGGCGATCAGCGGCGGTTGGTTGGGGCGATCCAGCTTGGAATGGTCCAAGGCGAGCCCGTGGACGACATCGTGCGCCGCGTTGTGGGCACCCGCAAGGCCGCCTACGCCGATGGTATCCTGGCCACGACCCGGCGCGACGCCACGGCCATCGTCCGGACGGCGGTCAACCACGTGTCCAACGAGGCCCGGGCGAACGTCTGGGACGCCAACAGCGACATCATCGATGCGCGCATTTGGCACTCCACGCTGGATGGCCGGACCTCCGCCGTTTGTCGTGCGCGCGACGGCCACGGGACGCCGGTGGGTGACTCCAAGCTCCCGGACGGCGTACCGGCGTTGGTGCCCGCCGGGGCCGCGCCGCCAGCCCACTTCAATTGTCGTTCCATCATGGTCGCCTACATCAACGGCGTAGGCTTGGTGGGCAATCGCCCGACCGTCACGGATACCCGGACGCGGGCCAAGCGTGAAATCGACTTCCGGGCGGAGGCGAAGCGCACCGGCAAGTCCATCAAGCAGGTCCGGGCGGATTGGGCCGCCAAGAACATCGGGGGCGTTCCAGCCAGCACCAATTATCAGGACTTCCTGGGCCGCCAGTCGGCATCCTTCCAGGATGAGGTGTTGGGCAAGACCCGCGGCCAGCTGTTCCGGAAGGGGAAGCTGAACGTGGATCAGTTTGTGGATCGTCAAGGCAACGAGCTATCCCTGGCCCAGCTCGCTGAAACCCACCCGGAAGCCTTCAGCCTTGCTGGGCTGGACCCTGGAGACTTTTGACCGGCGATCCGGTAGGATTCGCCTTGCGTGATGCACCCGGCGCGTGATGCGTCTTTGATGAGGACATACCCATGGATTTTGAATTCACCCCCGTTGACGACGTCAACAAGGTTCCGGAGCAATTCCGCGGTCTGTACGCCCAAGGCGCTGACGGTAAGTTCGACGTCAACCCCGACTTCAAGAGTGTCGCCGATGCGGTGACCGGCCTGAACAAGGCGCTGAAGGCCGAACGTGCCGCCGCGAAGGCCCGCACGCCGGTGGATCTTTCGCCGCTGGCCGACTTCGGCGACAATCCCGCCGCGATCAAGGAGGCCGTGGACGCCAAGCTCAAGGAACTCCAGGATGAACTGGCCAAGGGCGGCGACGCCAAGCTGAACCTGGACAAAATCAAGTCCGATTTGGCCGCGGCGCACGCCAAGGACATCGAGAAGGCGAACAAGCGCGGGGAAGCCCTCCAGTCGCAGCTGTATGGGCTGCTGGTCGAGAACGCCGCCACCGCTGCCGTGGTCGAGCTGAAGGGCGTGCCCGAACTCCTCCTGCCGTTCATCAAGAACCAGGTGAAGGTGGTCGAGGAGAATGGCGAGTTCAAGGTGTTCGTGGTCGATGGCGCTGGTGACCAGCGCTACTCCGGCGTGACCGGCTCCCCGATGACCATCAAGGAGCTGGTGGCCGAAATGAAGGCCAACGAGAAGTATGGCCGCCTGTTCGAGTCCGAAACGCCGGCTGGCGGCGGCATGAACCCCGGCGGCGGCCGCACGGTTCCGCGCCAGCAGGGCCGTGAGCTGAGCGCCAACGAAAAGATCGCCGCAGGCCTGAGCAAGAAGGCCCGGCGCTGATCGAGGAGCCCCCGGACCTCCGGGGGCTTTTCTTTTGACGCCAAACCCATTACGATCCGCCTCACAGCGAAAGGCTCAGGAGTGATTCCGGCCTGCCGCGGAATCCGCCGGGTGACCCGGTTGGGATGACGCACAGAATCCCCATCACTCTTTGGAGCACATCGCCATGTCTTCCGTTACCCTTGCCGAATCGGCCAAGCTCGCCCAGGATGAACTGGTGGCGGGCGTCATCGAGAACATCATCACCGTCAACCGCATGTTCGACGTTCTGCCGTTCGACGGCATCGAAGGCAACAGCTTGGCCTACAACCGCGAGAACGTCCTGGGCGACGTCATGTTGGCCGGTGTTGACACGACCGTGACGGCGAAGGCCGCCGCGACCTTCACCAAGGTCAACAGCAACCTGACCACGATCATCGGCGATGCCGAGGTCAACGGCC